AAAAATATATTCCATACGAGGACACATGGAAGGAATCAGCAAAGGGAAACTGAGTACCCCACTCAAGGCATTGTTTTACGGCATTCCAGGGGTGGGGAAGTCCACACTGGCAGCATCTTTTCCGAAACCCTTGATCCTTGACATTGAGGGCAGCACGGGACGGTTAAACGTGGATCGGGTCGATCTGCGGAAGGAGAAGTTCGGCACGGTGATGGACTGGTTGCGACGACTGGCAAAGGAAGAACACGACTACCAAAGTCTGGTCATTGACACGATTGACTGGCTGGAACCCAAGGTCTGGGAAGCCACTTGTGCCCGATTGGAAGTGCCGAGTATTGAGACTCCAGGGTACGGCAGAGGATATGTGGAGACCAGTTCTCAGGAGTGGCCTCAGTTCCTCGCAGGTTGTACCTACCTCTGTGATCAGCGGGGGATGAATGTGGTACTCCTCGCACACTGTGAACAGAAGAGGATCTTTGATCCGATGCTGACCGAGTATGACCGATGGGATGTAAAGCTGCACAAAAGGGCTGCGGCCAAGTGTGTCGAGTGGGCTGAATGTGTGGGGTTCTTGATTCTGGAAACGATGGTCCGCAGACAGGGACAAAAGGAACTACTCAGCACCGATGGAGAACGGGTGCTGCTGATCAATGAAGGCGCACACTATGTTGCCAAGAATCGGTTTGGTTACAACGGAGATGGAATCAAACCCGTCAACTATGAACTGCTTGCCAAGGAGTTGGACCTATGAGTCGTGTAATTTTTGATGCCAGTCAGGTTGAACTCCGCTCTGCAGGTGGTTCTGGCAATGGTAATGGGCCGATTCTCGATGAAGGGAATTACCTGGTCAGTGTGGCAGACATGGAGGTGCTTCCAGAAGAGACTGATGATCAAGGCAAGTTTCTGCAGCAGCAAATCAAGGTGGAGTTTCAGTGCGGAGAAGGGCAGTTCCGTACCTGGTACACCGTTGCTCACAAGGATCAGGACTTCTGGGCTGTCGGTTTGGGGCATGACCACCTGAAACAAATCTGTGTGTTCAGTGGTTGCCCGAACCACAAGATCACTGATGATAAGACCTCTCTGAATCCAATTCTGGAAGGGAAGCAGTTTGCGATTGGTATCCGCAACCAAGTGGACAAAAAGACGGGTGCAGTGATGCACAAGAAATTGGACAACGGCAAAAGCTATCCCAAGAAGATCGTCAAGTATTTTGCCCAGTCCATCACGGATCTGCCTCCTGTTAAAACATTGACGAACTCCTCACCGGATGCAGAGGCAATTCTCAACAAGTTCAGCAAGACCTTCAAAGGCAGCACCCTGATGACCGATGAGGTTCCTGCAGGTGCGCCAACGGGTGGAACTCCTGTTGGAACGGAAGAAGATGTTCCCTTCTGAGGATGCAGTAATGACAGAGACCTGGAACACGGCAGACCTTCCGGTCTCTGTTTATAACAACACTTATAAGACTGTCAGCAACTATGTAATGACGATGGGTGAGGTCATTGCGATGGTGCAGAGTGATGTTTATCGGGAGTTTATTGCGGAACTGGTCACGATCGGCGAGACCTTTGGGTTTGATTCTGAAGAATACCGAGAGCAGAAGCAGGATCTGGTCTGCTTTTCAACCTATGGTCAGTATCATGGCATTGTCCGCCAAGCCTATGACAAGGAAACTGGCAAGATTCCGCAAATCCAAGTGTATAACCAACTTGGGCATGGAGACATTGACAAGCTGACGGTTCAGCAGGCCAAGGAGATTCGGGATCTGCTGAAGAAGTCGAAGTACATTGCCTGGTGCTATCTATCCCCGTCACAACGAGGGGTCAAGTTTGGAGTCCGCACCAATGCAACGATCAAGAATCATCGACAATATTTTGAGCAGATCCGTAAACACTTTGCGGAGTATCTGAATCTTCCAATTGAAAAGCTGGACCGTAAGGTCCATGACCTTACCCGTCTCTGCTACATTTCGCATGACCCTGATGCGTACCTGAATCCTCATCCTGATCCGTTTCCTTTTGAGGAAGCAGAACAGGCAGAGGTGCAGGGGAGGATCATCTTTGATGCCTCTGCAGTCAAGGAGTCGAAGCAGGACTACCCTGAGGACACGGACTGGGAAGAGGTGCTGCATCATGTCCCAGGTTATGATGATCGGGATACTTGGGTTGATGTGGGGATGGCACTCAAGGCAGAACTTGGGGATGCAGGGTTTCCTCTCTGGGAGAATTGGTCGAAGCAATCGGCAAAGTGGGCACATGAGAACAACCCACAACGTCGATGGAATAAGTTTGAACCATCTCGGATCACCGGAGCAACCCTGATCTACCGTGCCAAGGAGAATGGTTGGCAACCTCGACGGGAACGGGCAAGGCAGGTGATTCAGGAGTCCAAGGGACGAGCTGCACCTGTTGAGGTGCTGCAGGGGAATCTGCACTATCAGATCAACAAGCAGGGTCAGCAGGTGCTGATTCCCAATCTGCACAATTGCCGAGAGTTGATTCAGCAACAGAAACTGCGGGTCTGGTATGACGAGTTTCTGCGGCAGATTCAGACTGAGGATGTCGATGGGGAGATTGTGCAGTGGGATGACAGCAGGACCTTGGAACTTACGGCACAGATGCAGTCCCTGGAAGGAATGCGGAGACTCGGCAGAGACATTGTCGATCAGGCCATTCATCTGGTGGCCTATCGGCATACCAAGAACTCTCTGCGGGACTGGCTGACTGCTCTGCAATGGGATGGGACGGAACGTCTGGATACCTGGTTGGCAACCTACTGTGGGGCCGAGGTCAATGAGTACACGACTGATGTGGGCAAGTGCTGGCTGATTGCTGCCGTGGCACGGGCCTATGAACCTGGAACCAAGTTTGATCATATGCTGGTGCTGGAAGGACCGCAGGGGATTGGCAAGTCCAGCATCTTTGAGATCCTTGCTGGTGGATATTTTGGTGAGTTGAACAAGTTTGATGGAAAGGAACCTGCCGAAAAACTCGCAGGACGCTGGATCATTGAGGTCGGTGAACTCGCAGGACTCCGTAAGAGTGATGTTGAGACCGTCAAGTCCTTCCTAACCTGCCGAGTAGATCGCTACCGACCTGCCTATGGCAGATATGTCATCGAGGTTCCTAGGACCTGTGTTTTTGGTGGAACGACCAATGCGGATCAGTATCTCAATGATGCCACTGGCAATCGCAGGTTCTGGCCTGTGCCCTGTGGTCAGGTTGATCTGCAACTGCTCAGAGAGGAACGGGATCAACTGCTTGCTGAAACCGTGCATCGCTATCGGCAGCACGAAACGTTTCTATTGGGCGAGTCTGCACGGAAGACGGTGTTGCTGCTGCAGGAAGATCGGGATCAGGATGATGCCTGGATGGGTCCAGTCAGTCGGTGGCTGGAAAAACGCCATGCTGCGACGATGGAGGAACTGTTCAGCGAAGCACTCGACTTTGAACATAAGAACCAGTGGAAGCGGCAGGATGAGATTCGGATTGGCAACATCATGAAGAAACTCAAATGGAAACGGTATCGAGTGCGGAATGATGGGAGGTTGGTCTATGAATATCGACCTGAAAGGTGAAAAGTGTTCCTATGTGTTCCTATGTTTGAAAGGTAGATAGGAACGCTGGAGGCCGCACAAACACTGGGTTGTTCCTATTGTTCCTATTGTTCCTATTGATTCTATAAGAAAACATTGAAAGGAAAAGGAGAGAGGATAGGGACGTAGGGGAGACAGGATCACCAATTCCCAGTGATTTACCTTAATTTTGATAGGAACATAGGAACAAACCGATTTTTGGACTGTAAGTAACTTAAATTATTAGAGTAATTGTGTTCCTATCAAATTTGGGTAGATGGGAACAGATAGGAACAGATAGGAACAAGATAGGAACAGGGGTATGCCAGCACGAAAAGACCCAGGAAGAAAAGCACAACCATTCTACGAGATCGAGGAACTCTGTGATCGTCTGGGTAACGGAGAAACACTGATTGAGCTTGCTACAGAACGAGGAGTCTCTGCTGTTGCTCTCTGGAAGTGGATGAACAAACCAGAGAACAAAGAACCATACCGTGAAGCACTGCAAGCCAGAGGAGTTCTTCATGCCATGCAGACGGAACAGTACGTCACCGACATGTTGAACAAACGGATTGATGCCAAGACTGCAGATGTTGCAATCAAGGCGAGTCAATGGATGGCAAGTCGTCTGACTCCAGACATCTTTGGAGATCGTCGTGCTACTGAAATCACGGTGAATGATGAGCAATCCAAGCATCTTGCTGCTGTAAAAGCCAAGGTTCAGGCAAGACTCGATGATCAAAAGAAGCTGGAAGATGGGAAGGGAAAGGAAGGAAAAGAGAGTTAACGTGTGCGTGATCCTGATAACACTTTCATCGGCCTTTTATTTGCTCTATGCCGCATAAATACTGGGGTATAAGACCTATAAGGGACATTATCGAACATATAGATTATGTCCTTTATGAGCTCAATTTGTTGGCTAGTTTGTTGGCTAGTACGGGCCAGATCGAGAGTGAGGCCGCATAAAACCTGCGATGTCGAATCCTTAGATATGCACCAGACTCAGATTTTTCGCAGACCCCCCCCTGGGGTGGCCGAACCGAGGGGGTGGTGCGTGGGCGCACCCCTCCACCTCCCCCCCCCGTACCCCCTAGAATCTAAAACCGTGACCCAATGCTAAAAATTTTCAAAATTTCCCCAATTGCCAAACCGAGGATGACCCGCAGGGATGTCTGGGCCAAGAGAAAGGTCGTCATCCGATACCGTGCGTTCTGTGATGAGTTACGGACTCAGGCTGAGGGTTGGACGTTACCGGATGCATTCCGTGCCAGGTTCATCATTCCCATGCCCAAATCTTGGAGCAAAAAGAAGAAACTGCAGAAGGTAGCAACCCCGATGCAGCAGAGACCGGATGCAGACAATCTTGCCAAGGCCCTGATGGATGCACTGCTGAAGGAGGACTCAACGGTCTGGAAACTGGAGATTGAAAAAATCTGGGGAGAAGAGGGAATGA